AAATTTAAATAATGAATTTGAATTTACATTTGATTATACAGAAGAAAATACAACATATTCAATAAATAAAAGAATAGTTGTAACATTAGCTCTACAAGGAGAAAAAGGTGACACCGGTGACAGGGGGTTACAAGGACTACAAGGAGAAAAAGGAGAGCAAGGTATTCAAGGGCCTAAAGGAGATACTGGTGAAAAAGGAGAAAAGGGTGAGTCTGGTCAATCTGGACTAACATCATATTTTCATATTAAATACTCTGCTGTTAATAATCCTACTTCTGCAAGTCAAATGTCAGAAACACCAAATACTTATATAGGTACTTATGTTGATTTTACTGAAGAAGATAGCACAGACCCTAGCAAATATACTTGGTATCAATTTAAAGGTTCGCAAGGAGAAAAAGGTGAACAAGGTATTGCAGGAACAAATGGAACAAACGGACAGACATCTTATTTACATATAGCATATGCAAATGATGCAACTGGAACAAGTGATTTTAGTACAACAGATAGTACAAATAAAACATATATAGGCCAATATACTGATTTCATACAAGAAGATAGTACAGAACCTTCAAAATATTCTTGGACGAAAATAAAAGGTGAAACTGGTGCTAAAGGAGAAAAGGGAGATACCGGAGAGCAAGGCGAAAAAGGAGATACTGGTGAAACTGGTCCACAAGGTCCTCAAGGTGTCAAAGGTGATACTGGTCCACAGGGAGAACAAGGTTTGCAAGGAGAAACTGGCCCTGAAGGTCCACAAGGTCCAAAAGGTGATACTGGTGAACAAGGACCTCAAGGAATACAAGGAGAACCAGGAATAAATGGAACTTCTACATATTTTTATGTTAAATATTCCGAAAATTCTGATGGTAATCCAATGACCAATAATCCAACAGCTACAACAAAATATATGGGTGTTGCAAGTACAACTAGTTCAACTGCTCCAACCTCATATAATGCATATGTATGGACTAAAATAAAAGGAGAAGATGGTCAAAATGGTTCTGCAGGACAACCAGGACAAAATGGTCAAACTTCTTATTTACATATTAAGTATTCTGCAGATGGTGAAAATTTTACACCAGAAGAAGAAGGATATGGATTAGGTGAAAAACCAAGTGCATATATAGGACAATATGTCGATTTTACAGAAGCTGATAGTTCAAATTTTGAAGATTATACATGGTATAAATTTACTGAGGATATAGACCCTGTATTAGAAACTATTCAAACTGATGTCAACTCAATAAATGAGAATGCAGAGAATATGTCTAATAATATATCAAACCTTTCAAACGACACAAAAACTCTTTTAGAAAACTTTACTTCTGCATTAGAGGAGTATAGATTAACAGTATCTACTAAATTTGAACAAACTGAAACAGATTATACATTCTTATTTAACACATTACTAGAAACTATTAATAGTAATAAACAAAGTGCAGATAGTAGTTTCATTGAAATTAACAAATATATTAGATTTGAAGATGGAAATATTTTATTAGGAGAAAGCAACAGTACAATAACATTAAAAATACAAAATGATAGAATTTCATTTTTCCAAAATGGCTCTGAGGTAGCTTATTTCTCAAATAACAAATTATATATAACAAGATTAGAGGTTACAGAAACTTTTTATTTAGGAAATTTTGCATTTATTCTTAGAAGTAATGGAAACACCTCATTCAAGAAAGTGAGGGGGTAATATATGGCTATAAAATTAGAAGAATTAAATAAATGGTATTATGGTGATACAAGTAATTGTAAAGCAGTTAATGGTAGTACTAGGAGTGAATATCAAGCAAGATTAGCTGTTAAATTAAATAGTCAGAGTATAGAGAATAATAATTCATCAGTAACTTTAAAATTACAAGTTAGGTCAATAAGCTCATCTTATTATACTTATGGTTACAATCAAACAACAAAAATAGATGGAACTTCTTTATCTGCCAAAGGTTTTGACATGAGAGATACAAATACATGGCAAGACTTTGGAGAAAGAACAATAACTATATCACACGAAGCAGATGGTACCAAAACTGTTACAAAGGATGCATCATTTACCACAACAGCAACTAGTACTTATTCATTAAAATCTGGTAGCGCAAGTGCTACTTTTGAAATTAAAACAATTCCTAGAGCTAGTCAACCTTCATTGTCTGCATCTTCAACCAATATTGGCTCAGCAGTAACAATTTATACTAATAGATTAAGCACAAACTTTACACATACAGTAAGATATGCTTGGGGAAGCAAGAGCGGTACAATTGCGACAGGAGTTGGAGATAATGTAGCATGGACTCTACCAATGGATTTGTGCAATGATATTCCTAGTTCAACAAGTGGAGTAGGAACTATATATGTAGATACATATTCAGGTAGCACACTCGTTGGAACAAAATCAATTGGTTTCACTGGAACTGTTCCGAGTAGTGTAGTTCCTTCAATTTCATCTATACAGATAAGTGAAGCAAATTCAGGAGTATCTGCATTAGGTGTTTTTGTTCAAGGTAAATCAAAATTAAGAGTAATAACTGGCGCAGGAGGTAGTTATAGTTCATGGATAACATCTTATAAAATAACTGGAATTGATAATCATACTTACAATTCTAGTGATTTTACTTCTGCAGTATTGGCTTATTCTGGTACTAGAACGATAACGATATCAGTAACTGATAGTAGAGGTAGAACAACAACTACTACAAGGACATATACATGTGTTGCATATGCTAATCCAGGAATTACAGCAACTGCTATACATAGATGTAATGCTGATGGAACAGCTAATGATGAAGGTCAATATTTAAAATATACTTTCAAAGGAAATATAAGTTCAATTAACAACAAAAATACTCGTATATATAAGATAGGTTATAAAGTTACAGGAAGTAGTACATATACATATATAACTATTTCAAATAGTTCATATTCAATTAATCAAGTAGATGTGGTATTAAGTAATGTTATTTTTGATGTAAACTTATCTTATGATATTCAATTTTTCTTACAAGATTATTTTGGTACAAGTGCAGTTACTATGCAGTTGTCAACTGGCTTCACTTTAATGGATTTCCATAGTTCAGGAAAAGGTATGGCTATAGGAAAAGTTTCTGAAAAAGAGAATGCATTTGAAGTTGGATTAACAATGTACTATAAAGGTCAAGAAGTATTAGAATATGAAGTTGTTGATGAATGGTAGAAGGGAGAGAAATATATGAAAAATAAAATCTCTGAAACCCTTGTGGCTGTACACACACACACACACACACACAAGGGCATTTACAAAAAATACAAGAAAGGAGGAAGCTTTATTTAAGCTTTTCTCCGATAACTTCCGAAAGGAGGTTATATATTAGAGGTGGTGGTTTAGTTGTCTAAATCAATTAAACCAAAAGGAAATACTTATATTGATAGTAGTGGAATAATGCACAATCGACAAAACCTATATAGTTTGTTGGGTGAATTAATTAATTGTCAAAAATCTATATTTACAATGAATAATGATGGAGTTAAGATAAAAATAAATGCTGAACTTTACGATAAAATGACTTTTTTAGTATTAGGAGCTGATAATTCATCTGGAACACCTGTTGTAACTGCAATTAAAACTCATGGAGATTATAAAACTTTGGGATATTATAGAGAAGTAAAAACAGATGGAACTAATTGGCACATAGCAGTTTCTCAATATTCAACAGTAACAGTTATAGCTCCAAGAGGTGCAAATATAGAATTATCAAATGAACCATTATAACTATTATCAAAGGGGAATAAAAGTATAACTTTAATATAAAAATGTATGAGTAAAAGCTTAAAGTTAAAAGATAACAATTATTTAGATACTAGCGCAATAGTTCACAAAAGAAATAACTTACGCACAATATTAGAAAAAACAGGTGGAATAAATTATGTTTTAAATTCGCAAGGGGTTAGAACAATGGTAAAGCCATCCAGTTCGTATAATCGTTATGTTTGGTACATAAACCACCCTGCATGTTTAAAAAAATTGACCTCAGATAAGCACTATACATTATCCTTTAAGTTTATACCAGAGGCAGAAGGGTATGTACCAATGGAAAGCATTGTTGTAGGTGGAATTGATGGGGTAGATGCATGGAGAATAAGATTGTTACCATCTTATTTTTCAATAGATAATTATGACGATTATCAAATTTGGTCATGTTCTTTTACAATACAAGGAAATGGTACACATTATTTACAAGACCACATTGGATTTATTCTAGAAAGTTCTAGTTCTAATATAGGTGGAAAAATTTACGAAATGCAATTAGAGGAAGGATTTTTAAAGTCAGATTGGAAAGCCAATATTGAAGATTTGAATTATATGTATGGAAGTAATGAAATACCTTTTGAATACAATACTGATAAGTATAATGGAAGTTTAAGATATATTGTTAAAAACGGAGTTTGTTATTTACATGTATTTTTTAGAACATTAATACCACAAGCAGGATGGACGTTTGTATTTAGTAGGTCAGATGTTGTTCCTAGACCAGTATCTTCTGAAATGGGTAATTTTGGAGCAATCACTCAAATAAATAAAGCACCAGTTAGATTCGTGGTTCAAGGGGATGGAAATATTGCGTGTCATGGAGGAGAAGCTAGTGATACAGATTATGTTGGAAATTTTGTATATCCTTGTGTATAAATAATTGTTATTAAAGCGAAAATAATATGAATAAAATAATAAAATGGCTGAAAGCCTTGCGAGAGTACACACACACACACACACACATTATATTCTACAAAAGAGAGGAGGAAAGCTTTATATTTAAGCCTTTCTCATCTCACGAATCTTCTACAAAGGAGGTTCAATGTTAGAGTAAGCAGGTGGTCTTATGAGTAAGTCCATCAAACTAAAAGATAATACTTATTTAGATAGTAGTGGAGTAATACATAATAAAGAAAAGCTAAATAACATATTAGAAGGAAATTTTGCTAAAAAATTAGATTTATTTTTAACAGATAAACAAACAAAAACAATAGAAATAGAAAACAATAAGGTTTATTTGTTTATAAACTGTCATGCTTATCAAAGATGTATGTTATTTATTACTACTTTTGGATTAAATATAGATGTTATATTTAAAAGTAGTGATTTGGCGGTTCCTACTATAACAAGAGATGGAACATTATTAACTATAACAGCTCCACAACAAGCAAGAGGATATTTATTTAAAATAAATGATTTGTATTGTGCATAAGTATTATTTCTAACATAAAAGAATATGAGTAAGTCGATTAAATTGAAAGATAATAATTATTGGGACAGTAGAAGTGTAATACATAAAGGGAAAACTATGTATAGTATATTGGAAGATATAAAAAAAGATATAAGTTTTAATAGCGAGTATGTATATTATGAAGATTTAAGTTTTTCATGTATTAAAATTGGAAGAATAGTTATTTTAAATATTTATACATTGGGTTTTAAAAAAGCAATGGATAATTATGTAGTTTTTGCTTCTGGATTACCTAAGCCTACTGTTTATACAGTATTTTATATGTATGGTGGTAATGGAGCTTGTGGTACAACAGCTAGAATTGCTATAACAGGAGAAGGAACATTACAAACACACTGGGGAGCGCCTCCACACTATGGAGAGAGTGCAAATAAACAATATTCTTGTACATTAGTATATGAAGCAGTAGAATAATTATTATCAAAAGCGAATATATGGCAAAATCAATTAAATTTAATAATAATAACTTTTTAGATAGTAAAGGAATTGTACATAAGAAATCCTTATTAAGTGATTTATTAGACCTATTAAGTGAAAAGTCAAAATCTTGTATTTTATATGATAATACAGATGGTCTAGTTGCTCCATCTGGTGGAACAGCCGTACATCTAAATGATTCAGTAGTTCACTTTGGAGCAATACTTATACTAAGTGCAAATGGTTGGGGTATTGTTGATACAAAATTAAATCAAAATAATTTTGGAAATGGAGTAACAATGTGGTGGTTTAATGATGGATTTTATGGCACATTTTACAATAACACTATATATAAAGTAATAGGAATAGGTAGATTATAATTGTCAAACAACCTTCAGAGGTTGTTATTTTTTATTTTGAAAGAAAGGAGTAATGTTATGGGAGAAATAAGTGCAATAATAATATCGATAGCAACATTGTTAAATTCGATATTGATAATTGCTAATTTCATAAAACAAGCAAAAAAACCAGTAAAGGATGCGCTAGATAATAAATTTACTGAAGCATTAGAACCAATATATGAAAAATTAGACAATGTAAATACAGATATAAGAAAACTAGATAAAAATCAATGTATGAATTATTTAGTGAATTTTATTGAAGATTCTAAAAACGGAATTCCAAAAGATGATATTCAGAAGAAAAGAGCAAGTGAAGTTTACGACCACTATACAAATGATTTACATGGAAATTCTTATATCCATGATGGTTGGGAAAAATATGTTAAATAGGAGGAAAATAAAATGGAATATATAGTAATAGGAACAATAGCTTTAATAGTAATAATAGCACTTTTAATAATTATAAAAGTAAAACAAGTCAGAGATAAAGTACATGCATTATTTTTACAAGCAGAGAAATATGTAACAGAAGATAAAATGGAATATGTATGCGAAAATGCTTATAATTTTCTATCTACAATAAGTATTGCAGGAATAGAAATTGGTGCAATAATTACATTTTTCTTAAAACAAGATACATTTAACGAGATAGTTCAAGGAATGTATGACAAATCAAGAAGTTTAGTTAAAGATTTACTTGATGATGGTCAACTTAACAAATCACATAAGGAGGAATAATTATGGAAGAAAAAGTGATGGAAGAAAGATTATTTATAATAGAAGAAAACTTCGAGGAAGTCGAAGATGAAATTGAAGTTGAGGAGGGTTAGTATATGGCTAATAGTAGAGTATTTAAGAAAAAAGGAAATAAAATAACTCAAAAATATAAAAGTGGAGTACATAATGGAATAGATTTAGTTGGTACAGGTTCAACATTAGATTATATAGTCGCACACTCTGAAGGAACAGTTGTAGCTGTTAGAAAAGATTGTAATGCAACATATAAAACAGGTAGTTCATATGGAAATTATGTAAAAATCAAACATAATAATGGATATCGTACATTATATGCACATTTAAAATATGGAAGTGTAACTGTAAAAGTAGGAGATAAGGTGAAAAAAGGACAAGTTATAGGATATATGGGAAATACTGGCCATTCATTTGGAGCGCATTTGCATTTTGAAGTTAGAAATACAAATGATGTAAAGATTGACCCAACACCTTATATCAATGCAGATTTGCCTAAAGTTACAACAACAAGTACTTCTAGCAAATATACTACAGGAACATATGTAACTTCATATAATATGTATGTTAGAACAGGAGCAGGAACAAATTATAGAGCTAAAAAGAAAAAAGAATTAACTGCAGATGGTCAAAGAAATGCAACTATGTTTGGATTATATAAAAAAGGAACTAGATTTACAGCAAAAGAGATAATAAACAATACTGATGGTTCTGTATGGGCTAAAAGTCCATCTGGATATATCTGTATTAAGGACAAAACAAAAACTTATTGCAAAAAGGTATAAAGTTATATAGGTAAAAAATTAAAATGCCCTAAAATCGATTATAAAAAGATTTCTTAGGGCTAATATTATAAAAATATAATTAATAAGTAAAGGAGATAAAAACATGTCAACTTATACGATACAAAAAGGAGATACATTAAGTGGAATTGCTAAAAAATATAATACTTCAGTAAACACTCTTATGGGATTAAATCCATATATAACAAATGCAAATAAAATATATGCTGGAAAAACATTAAATCTACCAGGAGCCACAACAACTACTCCTGTGCAAGAAGCAACTAAACCAGCAACACCTGCTGTTACTACTACACCTACAACAAATGTAGCACCGGTTCAAACAAGTCAACAATTGGCAACTGCATATGCTAATCAGCAAACGGCAAATGCAAAAAATGATACTCAAGCATTATTAGCACAATATGAAAAAATAGCTGAACAACAGAAACAAGCTCTTGCAAATCAACAAGCATTAACAACAAATCAAATTAATGCGCAAAGAAAAGATGTAATGGATACATATAATACTAATGCAAGACAAGCATATATAAATTCTATGCTTGGAAAGAAAAATGTTGAACAAGAATTAGCACAAGCTGGACTTAATACAAGTGGTCTTGTAGCAAGTGCATTCTCAAATGTAGAAAATGCATATGGTAATAATTTAGCAACACTTCAAGCTAATAGAGATAATGCTATAAACGATATTAATGAACAATTAAATAATGCAAGTATTCAATATGCTATACAAGAAAATCAGTTATTAGCAAATATTGAAGATGCAAAATTAGAATTAGAAAAATACGGAAATGAACTAGCATATCAAAAATATCAAGATGCTTTAAATAATTATATGAATTTTGCAAATTATGATTATCAAAAATCTATAGATGAAAGAGATTTCAATTATCAAAAATACATAGATGATAGAGATTATAATTATCAATTAAGTAGAGATAAAGTAATAGACAATCAATGGCAACAAGAATATGACCTTGCGAAAAAAAAAAGTAGCTCGGCTAATAAAAGTAGTTCAAGTTCAAGTGTAAGTGGCAGTATTACTGGAAATGTAACATCTGAAAAAAATAAAGATACAGATTCATTAACAGTACAAGAAATAATGGCTAATGTTGAACATTTACAAGGACCTGGTCTAGTAAATAATATAAGAGATAAAAGAACTGGAAAAACTTATGCTTCATTAAATGCATTATTAAATGATTATGGATATGCATTAGAAAAATAAGAAAGGAATAAATATATGGCAAAGATTGTTAAATTATCAGACTTAAGTGAAGAAGAAAGAAAAAAACGATTAGAACAAACAAAAAAAGAAATTGCAGAAAGAAAAGAGTTAATTGAAAGTCAATTTTCTTTTAAGAGTAAAAGCAAAACTGATTCTGGGGAGAGCGAAACAGAATCTCTCCCTAAAGCTAGTGATTTAAAAATAAATAATAACATAACTAAATCACAAAATAGTAAAACAAGGAGTTGGGCAACACCTACAACAAGCAGTAAAAAGAGTATAAAAGAAATAGCAAATTCTGTTGCAGAACACCAGGAAGAAGAAGAAGAAAATGATAAATTTGTTAATAGGTCAGGTCTTTCTACAATTGGTTCTAGTATAGGACATGTTGCAAAAAGTACTGGTGCGGGTGCAGTTACAGGTACTGCTGGAATAGTTCAAGGATTATTGACGGATACTGCTAATCAACTAAATAAAGGAAGTGAAAAAGATGTAAAAGAAACTTCTATTAATTTAGGAAAAGCATTATTAAATTTAGTGACACCTGGTGCAAATATAAACGGAATAGCAGATTCTGTATCTAATATGATAAAGAATACATTACCTATTATTGCTGATAAAGATAAATCTGTATTAGAAAAAGGCACACAACTTATTATGAATGCGACATCTGAAGCAAAAAATTCTAATGCAATAGGAAAATTAATTAATTCTTCACTTCAAACAATACGGAAGTGTTAATAAAAATGCTGGAAATGATGTTTTAGAGATAAATAATAAAATTGCAGAACCTATAAGTAATATGAATCAAAATATTGCTGAAGAAAGTGAAAACTATGGTAAGATAACACAAACAGCAGGTCAAATAGGACAAGTTGTAGGAAATATGGCTCCTTCTATTATAGCTTCTGCAGTAACTAAAAACCCTACCATTTCATTAGCTACAATGGGGCTAAGTTCAAAAGGTCAAGCAACACAAGAAGCATTAGATAAAGGTGCGACATTAGATGAAGCGGTAAAAATCGGTGATACTAAAGCTATGATAGAAGTAGGGACAGAAATGTTGACAGGTGGTGTTAATATTTTTGGAAAAGGTGCATTAGATGATATTATAGAAAAAGGAATAGATAAAAAGGTTAAAAATGAAGTAGCAAACTATTTGTTGAAAAAAGGTATAGATATACCAGGAGAAATATTAGAAGAAACTGTATCAGACATATTAAATACAGCTATAGATAAAGGGACAGTGGATCCTAATGCTGAATACTCTTTAAAAGATTGGGGAGAAACTTCACTAATAACAACATTAAGCACAATTGTGTTAAATGGAATTAGTGGAGGTTATAGTAAGCAATCTTATATTAATAATTCACAAAATTTGCAACAAAATAAACTAGAAAATTTACCAACACAACAAATTACTCAAACAGAAAATAAAACGGCTCAAAATCAAAATACAGAGCAAATAAACAATACTGCAGAACAAATAGATTCAACTTTGCCAATACAAAAATATAAATATGAAAAAAGTGATAATATAAAAGTTGATAATTTAAGAAAAGATGCTAGTGTTTACTTTAATAATTCATTAAATACAAAAAGATATATAAAAATGCTAGAGCAAATAATACAAGATAAGGATATAGATATTAGATTTGATGGTAATTTAAAAACTGCAGATGGAAAAATGGCAAATGGTTCTTATTCAAATGGAGTAATAACTATAAATCCAAACTCAACTAGAGCGGGAGAATTTGTTGCAATACACGAATTGACACATGCTATTGGAACAGAACAAATGAAAAATATGATTAGCAACTATAGACAAAGCAATGCAGAATTTAATTCGGCAGTAGAAGAATTATTGAAAAATTATAATACTACTGAAATAAACGAAGAGGCATTAGCAGATATATCTGGTCAATTATTCGGAAATCAAGAATTTATAAACAATTTAGCACAAAGTAATCCTAATTTATTCCAAAAGATATACAATGAAATAAAATATTTATGGCATCAATTTACTGGATATAGAAATCAAGACCAATTTATAAATGATTTAAGATATAAATGGGAACAAGCATATAGAAACAATCAAATTAATATAAATGCTGAATTAAAATATTCTATAGCTGGAAGAAAAGCTATTGATAATATTCAATATACTAATAATCAAGAGCATAATGAAGCTATGAATGCTTATTATGAAGCTAAAAAGATGGCAAGAAAAGGTGCTAAGAATGAAAAAATCAGAAAAGATACAAATTGGTTTCAAGATAAAAAGGGTAAATGGAAATTTGAATTTTCAGATAAAGATATGCAGATAAAACCATATGTTTACAAAAAGAATGTAGAGTATAAATTAGGAGATATATTAGAACATGATACTTTATTTAAGTATTATCCTGAATTAAAAGATTATACTGTTATATTTCAAGATTTAAAAGGCATAAATGGTAGCCATTTAAGAGGAAAAAATATCATAAAACTAGATGAAAGTAAATTTGATTCTAGATTAGAAGAAGAAGGTACACTAATACACGAAATACAACATGCAATTCAACAAATAGAAGGATTCTCAAGAGGTGCATCAACAAAAGCTGGATTAATACGATATTATAATAATTTAGGAGAAATAGAAGCTAGTGATACAAAAGAAAGAATGTTGAAAGAAAAACAAGGTATTAAATTAAAAGAAGCTCCAGAAAGTTCAAAAAAGCATCCTGTACATCCAGAATTAAAAGGATTGAATGCAGTTGACAAAGCTAAATTTTATATTTATAATTCTATTAAAGATATGACCAAAAAAGGAGGAAAAAATAGCAATGAAGTTCATTCAATCGATAAAGAGAATTTGGGTAAAAATATCAGACAAAATACTAACATGGTGGTGGGGAGAGAACGCCTAAACAATAATACAAAAAATACAGAGAACTCTGAAAAGAGTTCTTTTTCTATGCAAGATAATCAAGGTAGAACTTTAACTAAACAGCAACAACAGTATTTTAAAGATAGTATAGTTAGAGATAAAAATGGTAATTTAAAAACAATGTATCATGGTACAGATGCAGATTTTAATATATTTACTTATGAAAACTATGGCAAAACAGGAACAGCTTATGGAAAGGGTTTTTATTTTACCGATAGTAAAGAATCAGCAAAATCATATGGAAAAAACCTAAAAGAAGTTTATTTAGACATAAAGAAACCTATGGAAATAGGCAAAACAACAATGTCTAAATCTGAATTTAGAAAATTAGCAGAAATAATAAATGAAGAAACTAATGGAACTATAGAAGCCGATTATGGAAGTATAGAAGATGTTTTAATGGATTATGATTATGGTGGAGATGATATTGATTTAACAAATAGTCTTATGTCTGTTTCTGGATTAAGTACAGATAGATTCTATAAAATATTAAAAGATACATTAGGATATGATGGAATAAAAGCTAATAATAAAACTAATGGAAAAGACGGAAACTATTATTTGGCATTTAATTCTAATCAAATAAAAAATGTAGATAACATAAATCCAACATTTAATAATGATATAAGATATTCTACGAATGATGAAAAATGGCAATCTTATTTAGATGAAAATTTTAAAGTAACAGGAACAAGAACAAATCTAAATGATATAGTACTTCCAAAGGCTAATAAACCTATTAAGAATGTAGATTTACTAACTGATAAGGATTATGAAGTTCTAAATAAGATATATGAAAAAGAAGGAAAAACTGAAGTTCTTACTGAAAAGAAAAAAGCAAAATTACTAGAAAAATATGCTGGTGATAAATATAAACTTAAAGAAAGTATTGATATATTAGCTCAAAAAATTGTAAATAAAGGACATTATATAGATAAATTATCAGAAAAAGCAAAAAATCCAGAGTTAAAATTTATTTATGATAAAAATCTAAATTCATTTGCAGAAGGTCAATATTCAATTGGTGTTGCTCAAACTGATAATACCGGTAAAGAAATAGGTAAATCTATTAACGATATATGGAAGCCTATTGAAGATAGTAATTTAAGTAAGGAATTTAGTGAATATTTATTACATAAACATAACATAGATAGAAGCGGTAGAAAAAAATATGTATTTGGTGAAGAAATAGGCCCTACAGAATCTACTGCAATTGCTTTAGATTTAGAACAAAAACATCCAGAATTCAAAAAGTATGCTGAAGATATTAAAAAATATAATCACAATAATTTATTAAATATGAAAGAAGCGGGATTAATAAATCAAGAAGCAATAGACTATATGGAATCAATGTATCCAAATTATATACCAATTTCAAGAGATATTGAAAATAGTATATATACAGGAAGTAATGAAAAAACTGGTGCTAGTTCTCCTATAAAGAAAGCTACTGGTGGAAATTCTGATATTCAACCAATTAAAGATGCAATGGCTCAACAAACTATTAGAATAAAGAGACTTGTTAATCAAAATAATTTAGGTAAAGAATTAGAAAAAACATTAAAAAATGCAAAAGTTGAAGAAGGCATAGATATAGAAATGACACCTTCTTTATTATTTGAATTAGAAACAATGGTAGAAACTGATTCTGAAGGAAATAAATATTATACATATTTTGAAAATGGTAAACAACAAAAATTGAAGATAGATGATAGCTTATATGAAAGTTTGATTCCAACGGAAATAGGAAAGTGGGAAAACACTTTACCAATGAAAGCTATTCAAAAAGTTACAAGCATTCATAGAAGTTTATTAACTTCTAGTAATCCTTTATTTGTTGTAACTAACTTTTTTAAAGATTTTCAAGATGGTATGTTTAACTCGAAATATTCTAGTAAATTTATAAAAAATTATGGAAAAGCATTGAGTGAAATTGTAACCAAAGGAAAATATTATCAATCATATATGGCAAATGGTGGTATGACTAATACATATTTTGATTATAATGAAGGAATGAAAAAGAAATCTAATAAATTTGTAGAAAAGATTCGAAGTGTAAATGAAATTGTTGAACAGTTACCAAGATTATCAGAATTTATATCTACTTTAGAAGATGGAAAGAGTTTAAATGAGGCATTATATAATTCTGCTGAAATTACAACAAATTTTAAAAGAGGTGGAGAAATAACCAAAGCTCTTAATAGAAATGGTGTTAATTTTTTAAATGCTTCTATTCAAGGATTAGATAAACAGTTTAGAAATCTTAAAGGACAAAATGGAATAAAAGGATATGTTAATTTATTAGCAAAAGCTACAATTATGAGCATAGCTCCTTCAATATTAAATCATATGTTATTAGATGATGATGAAGATTATCAAGATTTACCACAAAGTACAAAGGATTTATATTATTTATTTAAATATGATGATGATAAATTTATAAGAATACCAAAAGGAAGAGTGCTAAGTATATTTGGTTCTGCAGCAAGAAGAACATTAGAATCTATACATGGGCAAGAAGATGCTTGGAAGGGATTTGGAGACACTATAATAAATCAAGTTGCTCCAAATAATCCTTTAGAAGATAATATACTATCTCCAATTTCACAAGTTAAAAATAATAAAACCTGGTATGGTACAGATTTAGTATCTAGTAGATTACAACAAGAATTACCAAAGAACCAATATGATGAAACAACTGATGAATTAAGTAAATGGCTAGGTTCAAAATTAAATATAAGTCCAAAGAAAATAAATTATTTACTAGATCAATATTCTGGAGCTTTAGGAGATATATTATTACCAATGATAACTCCACAAGCAAAACAAAATGTAGTTGCAGATAAATTCACTACAGATAGTGTTTTGAAAAACAAAAATGTTAGCGCATTTTATGAAACTCTAGAAAAACAAACTCAAATAGCAAATGATTCTTTTGCTACAGATGAAGATGAAATACAACTTAAATATTTAAACAATATTTCAAGAAGTATGAGTGATCTATATAAACAAAAAAGAGAAGTTCAAATGAGTGATCTATCTAATAAAGAAAAGACTAAAAAGGTAAGAGAAATCCAAGAACAGATAAATCAATTAGCAGAAGATGGACTAAACAATTATAAAAATACTATTCAAGGAGAAAACTATTCAAAAGTTGGAGATGAAGAATATTATAAAAATAGTTCGGGAGAATGGACTAAAGTCTCTACTGAAGAAAAAGATAAGATGGGAGATATATCATTAGAAACTTTTTCTGATTACAAGCAAAAACTTTATGATGAAAAGAATAAAAAGGTAGCTTCTGGAGAACTAGAAAAAACTCAAGATTTAAAGGATAAAGATAAAATTAATATTTTAATTAACTCTAATTATTCATCAAAGGAAAAGCAAGAATTATATGAAAATTATATTATGAGTAATAATGACACAAAATATTCTATAATAAAAGAAACATTTACTTCAACAGGATTAAATATTAACAAATATCTTGAATATAAGAGCCAAGAGTTCGAATCTACTAAAGTAGATGATGGAACAGTAAATGGAAAAACTGTTTATGGAAGCAAAAAAGAAAAAGTTCTTAATTATATAAATTCTATTGAAGGAGCAACATATACGCAAAAATTAATTTTATCTGCATTAGAATATGAACCTTCAAAAAGTTCAGATAAGCAATTAATTGTTAATTATGTTAAAAATTTAAGCAATAAATCTGCTGAAGAAAAATTAGAAATATTAGGAACATTTAAAGGTGTAACTATTTACAAAAATGGAAATTATAAATGGTAAACTATGTCAATTTTCGACAAAATAAGCAATAATTAAGTGATATTATAGATAAGAGGTGATTATTATGAAAAAATCTTATTTAATTTTTATAGAGATATGGATATTCCTTTTATCTATAATTACTTTTATTGGAATAAACTCTATATTAAAGTTCGATTATTCTGGTTTTTTTAGTTTTTTATATGTTCTAGGTTCTTTTATGTTGATATATAATCTATTTTCTAAAATAAAGAATGTTGAGATAAAGAAAATACTAACAGATATAAAAACTGTATCTAACTTAGATTACAGTAATTTAAAGAACATAACGAAAATAGATTATACGGACAATGGTGATTTCTATCTATATATAAATAATAATAAAGAAACTTGTTTTAAATTAGAAAAGAATAGAATACCTAAAAACCAAGAAATGCTATTAGAGTTAGATGAAATATATGATGGAATTAAACTAAAATAATTAAATATTCTTTAAAAGGCTAGAATTAAAAGTTCTAGCCTTTTTTTGTTTCTATGCCAGATTTCGACAACCTTCTCCTTTTGAATATGTTATAATAAATATAATTAATAAAATAATATTAAAATAAATATCTAATATTGTAATATTATAATTAATAATGTTATAAAATGTCGAAAATTGTCTAAACTTTTTCTTTAAATATTGTTATATATTTTTTTGTTTGTTATAATAGTATTAATAAAATTATTTTATGGAGATAGTTTATGGATGAAAATAAAAAAGAAAATTTAAAAGAAAAATTTATAGAAATGTACCTGGAAGGTAAAACCATAATAGAAATTTCAAAAATTATGAACTATTCCAGAAACTTTGTTGGAAGAACTATAAAAGATGACGAAAGAGTTATTAATTATAGAAATATAAAAACTTTAAAGGTTATAAAATATAAAAATAACAACAAAATGTTAGTTCCTATTACAACCAGTTTATTAGAACAAATCGGTATTTCTAAAGACAGAGAACACAGCGATTATGTAGATATTAAACTAGATAATGATGCTAAAACAATAACAATAAAAAAACACAAATAACAGATAATTTATGTTGAATTATCTGTTTTTTTATGTTTTTTTCTAAAAAAGGGTTGCATTTGTATTATACTTGTGGTATTATGTAAACAAGGAGGTTTTTGCAAATGTTAAAATTAGATGAAAGAAATCCGCAAATATTAAATGATTTTTTAAACTATTTATTTAACGTAAAGAACTATTCTTTTAATACTATTAAAAACTATGATTATGATTTGTTATCTTTTTTTGTTTTTTTAAAGTTTTATTTTAAAATTGAGATAGATATAAAAGATTTTACAATATTCGTATTATATAAAGTTAAAGAAAAAGATTTGTATGCTTTTTTAGTATATCTAAATTTTAATAAAAATAATTCTGGTGATTCTAGAGCAAGAAAAATAAGCAGTATAAGACATTTTTATAAATGGTTATCTACCAACTATCCTACTTTAAAAATTGTCAACCCAGCTACAAATATTAGTAACATACTAACTTCAGTGAGACTACCTAAAGCATTAAGTTTACAACAAGCGCAGTCATTAATTAATATCTTTAATATAACAAATTCAATATATCCATTAAGAAATAATACTATTATAACTTTATTCCTTAATACAGGAATAAGATTATCAGAATTATCTAATATAAACATTGAACATATAAATATAGATGATAAATCAATTAAAATAATAGGAAAAGGAAATAAACAAAGAATAGTATTTATTAATGAGACAACATTAAATCAATTACTTAAATATTTAAAATATAGAACAAATGGTAATATAGATTTTAATTCAAAAGAACCATTATTTATTAGTCATCAAAATAAAAGACTTGGTATAGATGGAATATCAGATGTATGTAAAAAAGCATTTAAATTGGCAAATATTGAAGAATACGGATATACACCACATTCATTAAGGCATGCTGCAGCACTGATAATATATAATGAAGTATCTGAAGATATTTTATTAGTAAAAGAGTTTTTAGGCCATGCATCTATAAGTACTACACAAATATATACTTATGTAGATAATAAAAATGTAAGAAAAGCAGTAGATAAAAATCCGTTAAATAATTTAGTTGCTTAAAAATATTGAGAAAAGGGGAGAAGGGGGACAATGTTAAAAATCAATTTAGATTTTGATACTGATTCTATAAGAAAAAACAATATTGAATTACTAGATTGCCAAATAGATTTAATATTAAGAAGTCTAGAATTTTATTGTTTTACTTATCAATTTATTTATCCAAGACGTGGAAAATCAGAATCTAAAGAAGAAAATTTACGAATTAGTTTAGTTAGAGATACTTATGAACAAATTTTAAATGAATTTTCAAATTCTAAAAAAGAAAATCCAGTAATTTCAATGGATTCATTATTTGATGAAAAAATTTTTAAAAAAAGTGCATAAAAATTGTTGACATTAAATTTTACATATGATAATATGATTTCACGATAAAGATTTTTCAACTAAAAATAAAGGTCAATATTTAATAAAAAGTTTATTAGGAAAAAGTCTCAAAAAACGACGCACGAGAATCGATTTTAAGCCATTTTATAAAAAAAGTAATATAGTTACATGGCTTCAAAAAGACCTAAAAAGCAGTTGTTTGTAAGAAAAAAGAGATTTTTATATTTATCCTCTTTCTTTTTGCACAAAACTTTGATTATTCGGTTATTAATGTAATATTTACTATCTTATATTACACAAAAGTTTCATTATTCGGTTATCAATGTTAAACTTTTAATTAAATTAATCAATAACTATTAGTTGGAAATCAACTAGTAGTTTTTTTATTTAATAGGAGGTGAAATAATGTTAGGAACTACACTGAAGATATATAGAAAAAGTAAGAAAATGACAAAAGCAGATTTATCAAAAAAGACTGGCTTATCAGCAAGAACAATTGAATATTTAGAAGAAGGAAAAATAGATAATCCAACATTAAAAACATTAAAATCACTAGCAGAAGCATTAGATATAAGTGTAGGAGAGTTAGTTGATTAAATATAGGAGGAAAACAAATGAATAATTTCATAGAATTTTATGTGTTAATGTCAATAATCTTCCTGGAGCTTATGGGTGTATTTATATTTGGATTATTGATACAATTATTTTTTCGTAAATGTTTTGGTATAGATATATGCCAAAAGATTGATATAGGGTTAGATAAGTTAGATAAATATTTAACCAATTTATTTCAGAAAGGAGATGAATAATATGAGTTTTGAAGAAAGACAAGTTCAGGATATGCAAACAAGTTTTATATCAGTATTAAATGATATAGAAAAAGCATTAGAAAACAAGCAATATGATATAGCAATCAACATGATAAAACAAGAAAAAAAGATATTAGAAGGCGACTTAATAGAAAAAAATAAAGAGTTAGTGTAGACGGCAATCCAAAACTAACTCAAATCTTATTCTTAAAAAAACTTCCAAGTCTTTTTATATGTAAAATTATAGCAAATAAAGTAGATTTTGTCAAGAAAGTGAAGATTATGAATTGTATAAATTTTAAAAAACGAACTAAAAAATATGAAATATACTTTTTCTGCAGTAAGCAAAAAAAGAATATTACATTCCAGGACTGCAGAAATTGTCCTTATAAAGAATATAAAAAAGCATATCAAATAAGAAATAAATCAAAAAAATTGATGGCTTTAGAAAGACAAAGAGATAAAAATGTAGTCAAAATTGGAAAATGTGATTGTTGTGGTAAATATTTTAAACATTTAGACCCACATGAAGTATATGGTGGAAGTAACAGACAAAGAAGCATACAACACAATTTTGTAAAAAAACTATGTAGAGAATGTCATTCTAATCCAGAAATAATATCAAATCTAAGAATAGATATTCAAAAAGAATTTGAAAAAGAACACACAAGAGAAGAATTCATTAGTATAACAGGCAAAAGTTATATTAAAACTTAAAGAAGGGAGAGAAACAATGGTAGAAATAAATGAAGAAAAAGAAAAATTAATAAAGCGAAAAATTAAGCAGTTTTTAATTGAATTAGGAATCAATATTAGCCTAAGAGGATTTAAATATTGGAGTACAGCTATTTATATTGCTGTAGAAAAAGAATTAAAAGATGAAGATTTAGGAAAGATAATGTGTCTATATATGGATATAGGAAAAAAACACAAAGCAACTATTTCAAAAGTAGAAAAAGATATGAGATATATATTTGAAGGAAATAAATTCATATCAAAATTCTTTAATGTACCATATTCAATTAATAATACTGCTTTTTTATTTTTAGCAAGAGAAGAAATATTAAGAAGAATTTGATGTTTTTTGTTAAACAGAAGATTTTGTCGAACTGCTAAAACATAAGAAAGGAGCGAAGAACAAGTGTGAAACCAAATGAAAAAATAGATTACAAAAGACAACTCGAAGAATTTTATTCTACACTAGACTATAAACCTCTCTCTGCTAATGCCATCTCAATATATTTGATTTTATTGCAGATAGCTTGTAAGACCGATTGGCTTAATGAGTTTAAAGTAGCAAATAGTATTCTAATGAGTAAAATTAAAGGATTAAATATATCTGCATTACAAAGAGCAAGAAATGAATTGATTAATAACAAATTTATTAAGTATAAGAAGCGGATTAAATCAAAATGATGCTTCTAGATATTCTATTATAAATTTATATTTTGAACAAGCGGACGAACAAGCAGACGAACAAGCGGACGAACACATTATAATAACTAAACTAAACTTATTATTTAGATTTTTATATAAAGGGCAGAGCGCAGAAAAAATTGGATTGTTAGACGAAGATAGAGTTCCTTTAACTAGAATTTTATCTAGATTAGACTTACATATAGAAACATTAGATGCATTTAAATTAATGCCAGAAAATGTGATATTAGATTTAAAAATTCAAACATGGGCCATTAAAGAATTATATTTAAGTCCACATAGAGTTTTATTAAATGATTTAACTAGCAAAAAATTTCTGCTTAAGTATCAAAAGGCTCGTAAATATATTACAGAAGAAAAAGGTTTAAAAGATTTAATAAACTATTTTATGGTGTGTTTACATGAAGAATTAGAAGAAGGGAGATATAAACCATGCTAAATAGTAATGTTTATTACAGAGAAAAAGTACCTAAATACACTAAATATAAAGAAAAACCAGAAGCGGGAAAACATTTAGTAAAATATCCAGTTATAAAAGAATACGAGTATTATATATGTGATTATTGTAAAAGTGAAATAATAATATTGAAGAAAAAACATGAAATGACAGGAGGAATAGCAAAGTTTCCTGCTGGAGTAACAGGCAAAGAAGATGTGGAATTAGCATTGTGTAACAAATGTTTAAATCCTCTTTTAAAAGATTTTGAATTAAATTTAATATCAGAAAAAAATTATAATCATATACCAAGAGTAGATTAGGAGGAAAAAATGGGCGAGAAAATAGGAATGATATCTGAAAACAAATTATGCTTTTTAGATTTAACAGTTACAGCTGATATAACTACAGGACAAATAGATGTAGATGTGAAATATGAATCTAGAGTTGTAAAAAATGAAGAAAAATTAAAAGAAATTACTAATCAATTTTATGAACAAATAGAGAAAATTGTGTGTGAAAAATAGTATAGAAAATGAGTTTAATAGGAGGAAAAATGAAAGAAGCGGAAGATTGTAAATGGTTAAATAAAAAACATGGAGAAGGCTTCTGGATATGTGACATATTACTAAAAAAAGTTACAAAAGAAGAATGTGAAAAATGTAAAAATAAAGGATTAAGTAACAGGTAATATATAAACCAGATTTATTAAAGGAGGGCCAGATAATGCTAAAGATAAAGGATGGAATTGATATAAAAGAATTAGAAAAGTTTGGATTTAAACCTAAATATAGTGAGGATACAGGAAAGATTATAGCATATGAAAAAATAGAAATGAAAACAGATTTTAGTGGATTATTTGTAACCATAAAAGAAACTAAGTCAAAAATTAGATTTTTTAAAGGTCTAAGAAAATGTAAAGAAGTATGGGCTATAAATAAATATCATGATTATTTTGATGTTGATACACTATATGACCTTATCAAAGCTGATATAGTAGATAAAATGGAGGAATAAATTATGGAAATAGGAGATTATTACAGAACAAAAAAAGGATTAATAAGTAAAGTAAAAACCATGAATACCCCTGAAACAAGACGAGAAAAACACATGGGATATGTAAAAAGAAATGTGCATTTGATAAATGGTAGACATACATTAGATGATATTAAAACACATAGTCCAAACAAATTAGACCTAGTAGAAAAAGGTGATTATGTAAATGGTTATAAAGTATGCCATATAACAGGACATTATGTTTCGGTGGAGAGTTCTGAAAAATTTGAATTATGTTTTGAAGAACAAGATATAAAAAGTATTGTTACAAAAGAGCAATTTGCATCAGTAGAATATGTGTTTTAGGAGGTAGAGATGAAAGTATTAGGTTTAATATTTGTACTATTTGGAATAATGACGATATTTACAGATTTACCATTATGGGAAGCTATTAGAGATATTGTAATAGGTTATTTATTATTAAAGGAGGACTAGATGGAAGAAATATTTAAGAATTATTATGAACTACCTAAAATTATTTTAGAAATAATGAATTGGCTATGCACAACTAAATTTTATAATAAAACTTATATAGAAAGAAAAGAAGGATATGAAGATATTAAGGAAAATTGGAAGTTTTGCGATTTTACAGTATTACATGGAACTCTTAATAATCCTGAAATAATAAAAATTGGAGAAATACCTAGATATAAGGGGGAACATGAAAAATCAATAATTATAAATTTCAAAAATAAAGATTGCTGTTATTTAATAAGGGGTTATGCTACTGATTATTGGGCAAGAACTGTTATCAAGAACGAATACCCTATACCAAATTATATGAAAAATGATTTATATAATTTTATAGATAAATTTAGGAGATAAATATGGAAGAAAAAATAAAGTTAATAAAAGAAAAAATCAAGAAAAGTAGAAAACTTTTTGCAGAAGTTGGTTCACATATATTTTTAAATGAAGAAATAATAATTGCAATAGAAAAACTAATAGATGGATATCTAGAAAAAGAGAAAGAATGTAAAGAGCAATATGAATGGAATATTTTTTATCGTGAAGAAATGGGAAAGAAAAATATACAAATACAAAACAGTATACCTAAATCAGAAATTCTAGAAATAATAGAAAATCATTATCCAGATGTTGCTTGTCTAAAAATACAAGAATTAATAGAAGAAGGAGAAAAATAATATGAGTATGAAAGAATGGAGCGAAAGAGAAGTTAAAATCGCTTGTAAAAAAGAAAATCCAAATAGAAAAGATGGAGAATTTGATTATGGATGTGCATGTTATGAAAGCGCATTAAAAGCATATAAAAGTTTAATGGAAGATGGCCACAGTGGTATGAGTATAGGATTTACTAAAAATATATTAGTTAGACTTATTGAGGGAAAACCACTTACACCAATTGAAGATACTGAAGATGTTTGGAATGAAATCTCAGAATTAGACGGAGTCAAACAATATCAAAGTAATCGAATGTATAGTTTATTCAAAACTGTTAATAAAGATGGAAAAATTACTTATAAAGATATAGATAGAGTAGTTTGTGTTAATCTAAACAATCCTAAAGTATGTTATCACTCAGGTTTAGTAGATAGAATTATTAATGAATTATATCCAATAAAAATGCCATATTATCCTACAAAAGCTATAAAAGTATATTGTGAAGATTTCCTTTACGACGAAAAAAACGGAGATTTCGATACAGTAGGAATTTTTAAAGCAATATTACCATCAGGAGATGCAATAGAGATTTGTAGATACTTTAAAGAATATGAAAATGATTATAAAGAAATTACAAATGAAGAATATTTAGAAAGAAAAGATTGTGTTGGTAAGAAATTAGGAGAGTAATATGTATGCAGATTGGATGAAAAAAGTGAAATTAGATATAGATAAAGAAAAAACACATATGGATATAAAATTAAATGGAAAATTAGCAGATATAAGCGCAATGATATTATGTGCTGAAAGATATGCATTAGGAAGAAGAACATACATAGTAGATTGGACCTGTGAATTTATAAGAAATAATTTGCACCTATTAACAGAAAAAGATAAAAGAGTCATGATAAGAGATATAAAAGAGTGTATATATTATGGAGATGAATGCGATAAAAAGGATTGGCTTAGATTATTAAAGATATTGGAGGATGATTTAAATGCAAATTGAAGAAGCAAAAGAGTATCTAAAAAAGAGAAATGAAAATTATAAATCACATAAAGAAGAAATAGATTTAGTATGCAGTGGTGTATATGGAACAAATAATGTAAGAGAATATCATAAAAAGCAAGAATCAATAGAAGTAGTGTTAAATCATATAGAAAAAATAGAAGCGGAATTAAATAACACAATTACGAGAAAGAAATATAGACAAACAAAGAAAACATTAAAAGGACAAATAAGAGAATTAAATGCAGTAATAGATGTAATGGCAGAATGGATAAATAAGCAGGATATAGACGAAGAAATATGTAAAAATAATATTAAACAACCAGAGTTATGTAATGAATATGGTACAAATTGCAGACAATGTATTAAAGAATATTTTTATAAGAAAGCAAGGGATAACAAATGATTAAATTGATAATAGGAATATGTATTGGTGTTACATTATATGCAATATTAACAGCACCAGAAGGAGGAAATGAATAATGGATAAAATAGAAAATTTTAAAGAAGAATTAAAATTAATAAAAGATGAAAGTATTAGAAGATTTGTAGAAGAATTTTTAAAGAATGTACCAGATTACTTTTTTACAACACCAGCTTCTAGTACAGGAAAATATCATCCTAATTATGCATTAGGAGAAGGAGGTTTAGTAAGACATACTAAAGCAGCAACAAGAATTGCTTATGAATTATTTAGAGTAAATATGTTTTCATATAGTGATATAGAAAAAGATTTAATATTAGCATCTTTAATATTACATGACACTTATAAACATGGTAAAAATGCATCTATATATACTGTAACAGAACATCCAGTAATAGCTTCAGAAGAAATATTAAATTTTAAAGCAGAGATTGATTCTACATATAGAGAAAATATTGCAAATAATATTTCAACTCATATGGGACAATGGAATACTGATTATAAAACAAATAAGGAAGTATTACCATTACCTAAAACAAAAATGCAGAATTTTGTACATATATGTGATTATTTAGCATCAAGAAAGTGCTTAGAATTCAATTTTAATTGTGAAATATAAAGAGAGGTTAAAATAATAAAGGTAGAAAGATGGGTAGAAATAAAATATTAATTGCAAAATTACCTCTTTCAATAATTAGAAATACATACAGAAGGAAAAAACAAAAAATAGAAATACAAGGATATAAAGTACAAGCTAAAGATGACAGATACTTAAACTTTATAATAAATGGATTTAAATGTGCTAAATGTGGGATTGAAGGGAAACATGTAAATCTAGAATGCAACTCAAGATTAGGAAATCATCTAAATGTATATGGCATAAATGGAAGCGGAAAAGAAGTATTATTAACAAAAGACCACATATATCCTAAATCAAAAGGCGGATTAGATGATATAAAGAATTATCAAGTATTATGTGAAAGATGTAATAATAATAAAAGAGATATAAGTCCTATAAAACTCGTAGAAGCATTAAGAAGCGGAAAGGCAACTAAAGAATCTGTAGAAAAAGCAGTAAGGATGCATAAACCTAAAGCATTAATAGGTGTCTGAAAGGAGAAAACTATGATAATACATAAATGCGATATATGTAAAAAAGATGTTCCGCATTTAGATACAATAGTATTATATAAAAAAAGTTTTGATTATTGCATAAATTGTAAATCTGAAGCGGAAAAGATACAAGAAGAGTTTAAAAAAGAATATGACTGTGCATATGCAATTTTAGATTGTAGTCTTGTAACGAAAGAAAGACAATATATATATGATATAAATAATAAAAATGCATCAGGATTATTTATGAAAGAAGAATAGGAGGGACAAATGAAAAAAGAAGATTTGGAACAAATATTATCCTTAAAAGGAGAAGTAAAAGATTTAACAAGAAGATTAGCTAATAAAAGAGAAAAAATAATAACAGATAGTGTAAAAGGAAGTTCTGCAAGTTTTCCATATACACAACATAATTGTATTATAGAAGGTATAGATTATAAAAAAGAAATAAGAGATAAAAAATACAGAAGGATGATAAAACAAAAACAGAGAAATATAGATAAGAAAATCAAAGAAGCGGAATATAATTTAAATTATGTTAAAGATAGTGATATCAGGAAAATAATTAGACATATTTATTTTGATGGTAGAGATTATAATCAAACAGCTCATTTAATGAATAGTGACAATCCACAAAAAGTATATACTGCAGATGGAATTAGAATGAAATTAAAAAGATTTTTTAAAAATAATTAAAAAATTTCAAAAGTGTTCGTTTTGTTCGGTTAAAACATGTTAAAATGCTAGTAAGTAAAATAGTAGTTGTTCAGAAATGGACTTGCCCAAAACTACACCCTATTATTTAATTATATCTAGTATTTTCTAGCTATAATTATATAGTACAAGTCATTTATAAATATTTATAAAAAAGAGTTAGTTAAGTCTAACTCTTTTGTTTTGGTATTAATATACTAGATATTTAATATAGTTGCATTTATTTTACTAGTTCCTTTTTAAGATGAAATATACAAGAGCAAATTCTAGTTATTGCTCACTCCCAATATATGCAGTATGTAGGATATATAAAATTAGTGTATAGGAAGGTTAAGAATATAAAATTTAAGTAGAGTGGATTTATATTTTTACTATACCAGCGAACAGCTGACTCTATAGATTATTGGTCGTAACAATAATAAACCTTTATATCTTGCATAGTGCATATATTATTATATTTAAAGAGGGGAATTGAATATGGATGATACACTAAAGAGATATAGAGATGAAATTTGTACTGTATGCAAGGGTGAATGTCACAAAGGCATTACTTTTATTTTTGATGGAAGTGGTGTAAGATGTGTTGATTATGTAAAAGATAAAACAAAAATTAAAAAGTGTATAGAAAATAAAAGAACAACTGCAAAACAACAAAGACCAATAATGCGCGACCTGGTTTAAAACTTAAAGAGAGGAGAAAGAGCAATATGAAAAAGAAAAAACATGCAGGAGGAAGGCCCCCTAAGTACAATAAAAAAGAAGAAATCCAAAAGAAAATTGATTTATACTTCAAAAATTGTGATTATATGAATGAACCTTACACTGTAACAGGACTAGCTCTAGCCTTAGATATGAGCAGACAAGACCTTATTAATTATAGTAAAAAGGATGAGTTTTTTGACACTATAAAAAAAGCGAAAATGAAAGTGGAAGTATATCTAGAAAAAAGACTCATAGTTGATAGCAGTACAACTGGTATTATTTTTAATCTAAAAAATAATTATGGTTGGAAAGATAAGCAAGAAAACTTAAATGTTGGAATTAGTTACGAAGATTACATAAAAAAGGCAGAAGATGAAGAAGAATATTAATACTAAAAAATATATAGAAGAATTCGTAAAAATAAGAGATAAAAACTCAAATATTATTCCGTTGAAGTTTAATGAACCTCAAAACAAATACTATAATGTAATTAAGGAATTAAAAAAGCAAAACAAACCAGTAAGAATAATAATATTAAAAGCTAGACAGATGGGATTTAGCACAGCAACAGAAGGAATATTCTTTAAAGAAACAGTTACTAAACCAAATGTAAACACAGCAATAGTAGCACATAAAGAAGATTCTACAGCAAACTTATTTAATATGAGTAAGTTAATGTATAATCAAATACCAGAACCAATAAAACCAGAAAGAAAAGCAAGTAATGCAAAAGAACTTGTTTTTGATAATAAAGATGGTAGTGGTTTAAATAGTAAAATAAAATGTATGACAGCTGGTGGAGATGGTGTAGGTAGGTCTGATACAATAAATAATTTACATATATCAGAACTTGCATTCTGGAAAGGTGATAAAAAAGACACATTATTAGGTCTTTTACAAGCAGTTCCAAACACTCCAAATACAATGGTTATAATTGAATCTACAGCAAATGGTTTTGAATACTTTAAAGAATTATGGGATACAGCAGTTGCTGGAAAGAACGATTTTGTTCCATTATTTGTTGGATGGAATGAACTTAATGAATATAGAATGCCTTATAATGGATTTGAATTAACAAAAGAAGAAAAAGAATTACAGACATTATATGGTATAACACTAGAACAATTATCCTGGAGAAGATGGTGTATTGCCAACAACTGTGGTAATGATGAAACATTATTTAGACAAGAATATCCTATTAATCCGCAAGAAGCATTTATAAGTACTGGTAATTGTTATTTTGATAAAGAAGCAGTTATAAAAAGAATACAAGAAACTGAAGAACCTGTTGTTAGCGGTTCTTTTCTTTTTGATTATGATGGATTAGAAATAACAAATATAAGATGGCAAGAAGAAAAGGATGGGCCAATAAAAATATATAAAGAACCAGAAAAAAGGCGACCTTATGTACTGTCAGGAGATACTGCAGGAGAAGGTTCGGACTATTTTACTGGCCATGTATTAGATAATATAACTGGAAAACAAGTAGCAGTATTAAGACAAGAATTTGATGAAATAACATATACAAGGCAAATGTACTGCTTAGGAAAATATTATAACAATGCTTTAATAGGTATTGAAGCTAATTATACAACATATCCAATAAAAGAACTTTCAAGATTAAATTATACTCATCAATATGTTAGAGAAAAAGAAGATAATTATACAAATAAACTTGAAAAATCTTATGGTTTTAAAACAACTCAGATAACTAGACCAGTAATACTGGCAGAATTACAAACAATCATAAAAGAAAATATTGAATTGATAGAAGATAAAGATACATTAGATGAAATGCTAACATTTATAAAAAATGAAAAAGGTAGACCAGAAGCACAACAAGGATATCATGATGATTTAATTATGGGACTAGCAATAGCATTTTATATTAGAACACAACAAAGTATGCAGTTAGAAAAAGAAGAAGAAAAAGAAATTAAGTTACCTTTTGAACTACAGACAGCAGAAGTTCAAGAGGAAGAATGGTATTAGGAGGAAATATGATTTTATTCGCAGTAATTATAGGATATTTATTAGGAGTAGCGCCTAGTATTTATAAAGAAATTAAAGAGATAATTAATAAAAGAGAAGAAAAAAGTAATGCTGAAAAAGATGGAATTGAAACACAAGAATTATTAGATGAGTGGTTAAACGGACCTAAAAAAACTGAAACAATTGAAACACCTCAAAATAATAATGGTGTAAATCAAGCAGATATATACACTGAATATATTACTGGCAAAGAAAGTAATAAGGAGGGCTAATAAATGTTAAGAGAAGAATTAGCAAAAAAGATTTGGAATGATTGGGAAAAAGGACTAGAATATCAAAAGAAATTAAATTTAAAGGAAACATGTGAACAATGTGTTGATTTTTATGAAGGTAGACAATGGCCTAGAGCTACAGAAAAGACTAAAAATATGCCTAGACCTGTAATCAATATAATTAGATATATTGTAAATGGAAAAAAATCTAATATTTTATCAAGTAAGATATCTGCAGTATATAAACCTTTAGTTTATAATGAAGAAACAGCTACACTAGCTACAGAAGGTGCAGAAGCTTTTACTAATTTTGCATCACATATAAGAAAAGAAATAAAGCAAGAGGATTTAGATAATAAAGCTATCTTAGATGGATTGAAAAAAGGAACATATATATTCCATTATTTTTGGGACAAAGAGAAGAAAAGTGGTATGGCAAAATTTAATGGTGGCTTAAATGGTCAAATAATAGATTTGTTAAGTGTAGTTTTTGCAAATCCTAGACAAAAAGATGAACAAAAACAAAAATGGATAATAATTCAAAGCAGAGAGAATATAAAAACATTAAAGAAAATAGCAGAAGCAAATGGTGCTTCTAAAATTGAAGTAGATATGATAACTGCTGATGATGATAGTGAAAATAACTATGATTATGAAGAACAAGAAGGCGAAGAATATGCAACAGTTTTAACAAGATATTTTAGAAAAAATGGTGAGGTATGTTATACCAAAAGTACTAAAGATATGATTATACAAGCAGAAACACTTCTTACACCAGACATTAATAAAGTTGAGTTAGAACTAGATGAGAATGGTGAAACTAATGAAGATGATGAACAAATAGATATGGATAAACCTTCAAAAGAACCATTTAAAATAACACTATATCCTATTATTGTTGGTGTTCACGACCCAAGAGAAAATAGTATATATGGTATTGGTGAAATTGAACAATTAATACCAACACAAAAAGCAATAAACTTCAATTATGCAATGATGCAAATGGCTAGTCAAAATATTGGATTTCCTAAAATGGTTGTAAGACCACTAGCATTACAAGGAAAGCAAATAACTAATACACCAGGAGAAATATTAACTGATTATAGTGCAGGATTTGATGGTATAAAATATTTAAATTCGCCTACTTTTAATAATAGTCCAATGCTTGTTTCAGATAAATTATTAGAGATGGCAAGAACTGTAACTGGAGCAACTGAAGTTGTAAATGGAGAAGTATTAGGTAAAAATATGAGTGGTAGTGCAATAGTAGCTCTACAAACACAGGCAAAAGTCCCAATAGAAGATATACAAAAAGGATTCTGGAGAGTTCATGAAAAGATTGCAAAAGTATGGGAACAATTCTTTAAAGCTTATTATAATTTTGATACAGAGTACATAGTTGAAAAAGAAAATAAACCAGAAGTTAATGTATTTAATGGTTCACAATATCAAGATATTGATTTTGAAACAACAATTGATGTGGGTGCTGGTAGTGCTTATTCAGAAAGTTTGAGTATAAACTTATTAGAAAGTGCATTACAAAGAGGAGATATAACATTTGATGATTATATTGATTTATATCCAGATACTGCAATGCCATTTAAAGCCAAACTTAAAGAAATAAGGAAGAAAGTAATGCTTCCACCAGAGATTAGTCAAAAAATTATGTCTAATCCACAAATATTACAATATGTAATGCAAATTATACAACAAGCTGAAACACCTGCACCAATAGCTCCAACACAACAAACTATGATGTAAATATAACTATACTATTAAGTATGGTTATTTTTTATATAAATTCGCATTGAATAGCGCAAAAATCTAAAAAAGAAAGGACACTTTATGGAAGAAACAGAAGTAGTTGAAAATGAAAGCGCAAAAAATCTTGAAGTCGCTGAGCAAGAAGAAGTAGTTGAAAGTACTACAGAAACTGACTCTATTGAAGAAGTATCTGAAGAAGTTACTGAAGAAATAGAAGAAGTGGAAGAAAATCAAGAAACTGAAACTAAGGAGGAACAATCTAAAGAAGAAAATGCTAAATATGCTATGGCTAGAAGAAAAGCTGAAGAAGAAGCTCAAAAGAAAATTGAGCAAGTAAGAAAAGAAGCTTATGAACAAGGCTTAGCACAAGGTAAAGTACAAAGCTATATAGGGAAACAAAATCCTTATACTGGCCAAATAATTAATGATGATTATGATGTACAAGAATATTTAGATATGTTTCAATTAGATTCTAGTGGAAAAGACCCTATCCATGATTACATGGAATTACAAAAAGATAAAGCTAGAAAAGAAGCTGAAGAAAGGGTAAAAGCAGATGAAATTGCTAAACAAAATAAGTGGTATGAAGATGATACTAAAGATTTTGTTGAAAAGTATTCATCTGAAAAGCTACAAGAACTTATAAAGGATGCAGATTTTAATCTATTTGCTGAAGGAAAAATTGGTAGTGTTCCATTATCAAAAATATATGAAAGCTATCAAAAATTAATAGGTAAATATGAGAGAAAATCTGTAGAAACTGCTAAGAAGATTGTGGCTAATAATATTGCTACACCAGGTGCAATCGAGGAAGCTGAAGCTCAAGAATTGAACTGGAATAGTATGCCAAAAGAGCAATTTGAAAAATATCTTCAAAAAGCTAAAGATGGCGAACTAAAATAGTTACTTAGAAAATAAGTAGCTATTTAATATTTAATGCCAAAAAAATAAAGGAGGAATAAAAAATGGCTACAAAAACACAAGTTATAACAAATGTCGCAGGACATAATCAATTATCTGCAGAAGATAAAATATTTTATGAAAGAGCATTATTAGAAAGATTGTTACCACAATTAAATTTCTATAAAGATGCTAGAAAGAAAAAATTACCAAAAAATTCTGGAAGAACAGTTAATTTTAGAAAATTTAATTCATTAACTGCTCCAAGTGAATCATTAACAGAAGGTGTAACACCAGAAGGAAATGATTTAAATATTTCTGTTATTACAGCAACAGTTGCTCAAGAAGGAGATTTCGTATTAATCTCTGACTTAATCCAATTAACTGGTATTGACCCTGTAATTACAGAAACAGCTGAATTATTAGGTGAAGAAGCAAGTGTAGTTGTTGATAATCGTATTCAAGAAGCATTATCAAAAGGTACAAATGTATTCTTTGCTGGTGGTGCTACTACTAGAGCAGAGCTTGAATCAGCATCAGTAAAACACTTAACTGGTGATGATGTTAAAAAATTAGTTAGAAAATTAAAAAATGCTAACGCAAAAAGATTTGCTGATGGTTATTATCATATGCAAGTTGACCCAGATATCGCTTATGATTTAATGAGTGATAATGCATGGGTTGATGTATCTAAATATGCTAAACCAGAACAAATGCAAAAAGGTGAGTTAGGAAAAATGCATGGAATGAAATTCTTTGAAACTACTAACTTAAACACTGTTAAATCTTCAGATGCATCTGCAACTCAAATAGATGTACATATTGCATATGCATACGGAAGAGATTCATATGATTGTATAGACTTAGAGGGTGGTGCTGGTAAACCAGAAATCATAGTAAAACCAAATGGTTCTGCTGGTTCTGCTGACCCATTAGACCAAAGAGCAAGTGCTGGTTGGAAAAACTGCTTTACAGCTGTTATTACTCAACCTTTAGCTTTGGTAAGAGTTGAAACTGGTGTAAACCAATAACTAGTTAGGGGGACTTTTTAGTCCCTCTTTTTTAATATTTAATAAAGGAGGTAGTTATGATGGCTACTAAAAATAATGAAAATGTAAATAATGTTGAAGAGGCTCCTAAAGCTGTGGAACCTAAAAAAGAAAAAATGATAAAAGTTAAAATTCCTATAGATTCTTTAAATCCAAAAGATAAAGAAGTAATAGTTGGAATAAATGAAAAATATGCAAAAATAATTAGAGGTGTTGAAACAGAAGTTTCTGTTCCAGTATATGAACAATTAAAAAATGCAGGGCTAGTATAAAACTAGCTCTAAGATATCACTTTAAAGGCAACAGGTTAGTTCGATTCTAACAAAAGTGAAAGGAGAATAATAATATGATGACATGGGGAGAAATACAAATTATAGCATTACAAAAAATGTTTGCGAAAGATGAACCAATTAAAGTAAGCGATTTATCAAAATTAAAAGGTGATGATGATTGCAAATGGTATTTAAGCGCAATGCCATCAGTATGTAATGAGGCATTACAAAGAATAAAACCATATATAAAAAATATGTATGTGTATAACAAAGATACAAAAATCTATGATAAAACAACAATAGATTATATTACAGCTGAAACAGAGGATGATTATAAATTAAGTATTCCAGATGATGCATGTGTCTTAATTCCATTATATATAGCAAGTCAATTATATAAGGATGATGACGTTAGTCAAGCTACAGCATATAGAAACGAGTTTGAAATTGGTTTACAAGATTTAAATTACAATATAGAAAACCAAGATATGATAGTGGAGGTATATTAATATGGCAAGTTTTAATGTTCCTGCATCTCCACCTAGATATGAAGTTAATTTATCTGGTTTTTTAGGTGTAGATTTTTCTTCTTCAATAACTGATATTGATAAAAGAAGAAGTCCAAAAGGTTACAATTTTATAAATAATAATGGTACTATAGAAAAAAGAAATGGATATAAAGTATTATCTTATTTAGGAGAAAAAGCAAATATTAATGGTGTATGGAATGTAGACACAGTTAATGGAGAGTATTTCATAGTTCATTGTGGAAATAAACTTTTTGAAATGAAAACGGATTTTAGTAGTTATACTGAATTAATATCTGGACTTGCTGATAGAATATCTAAAGGCGCTGTAATAAATTCAAAACTATTAATATTGGATGGCAAAAGAGCAGTAGTTTATGATTTATTAAAATCTAGTAATAAAGTTACTTATTTAGATGAAATGGGCTATATTCCAACAACTCAGATAGCAAGAAGTCCAAATGGTCTAGCTAGTCAACCATATGAACAAGTTAATTTATTACAAGATGCTAGAATTAATTTATTTACTAGTACGGAAACAGATTTAAATTATCAATTGGATGATATAAATATAAGTTCTGTTGAAAGTGTAGAAATCTTAAATGAAAATGCTGAATGGGTAGTTAAAACAATAAATATAGATTATACTATAGATTTAACAAAGGGCCAAGTATGCTTTAAATCAGTAATTGGAAATCCAGTAGTAGATGGAAGAGATAATGTAAGAATTAAATATAAGAAAGTACTTAATGAAAACAAATCACAAGTAAATAAATGCGATATTATGTGTGTTTATGGATATGCCGGTGCAAATAATAGAGTATTTTTAACTGGAAATCCAGATTTTGCAAACATAGTAATGTTTTCACATTTTGAAGATTTAACATATATCCCAGTAGAAAATGTTATAAAAATAGGATTAGAGGTTGTTCCTATAACTGGTTTTGCTAAATTAAACAATGGAAAATTAGCAGTATTAAAAGATGTTTCTGATACAGATAGCACTATATTTTATGTAGGATATGGTACATATAATGGAAACGAAGCATTTCCATTAGAAGGAAGTACAAAAGGTGAAGGAAACATAGGAAAACATGCACATGATACACTAATAAATGAACCTCTTATTTTAAGTCAAAATGGAATATTTGCATTAAATACAGCATCATTATCAGATGAAAGATATGTTTATCATAAAAGTTATTATATCGATAGCAAATTAAAAAAAGAAAGTAATTTAAAAGATGCAGTTGGCATAGTAAATGATGGTAAATATTATTTAGCAATAAATGACCATGTTTATGTGGCAGATAGTAGATTTAAAAGTTCATCTATTAATTCTAAATATAGTGATTATCAATATGAGTGGTTCTATTGGACTAATATTCCGGTTAGAGTATGGTTTGTATGGAATAATGAACTATATTTTGGAGATAAATACGGAAATATATGCAAATTTAGATATGATAATGATGAAGATAGATTTAAAGATGGTGAAAACATAGTAGAAGCAGAATGGAATTCTGTTATACTTGATTTAAACAGACCAGCTAACAAGAAAAACATTAAAAGAGTATCAATAGCAAGTAATCCAGTTGATTCTAAATTAATAATTGGATATAGATTAAAAAATGGCGATAAACAAGTATTAGAAAAAATATATCAAGATTCAACATATCCCAAAACAACAATGATAAGAAAGAAGGCAAAAAAGCTATCTTTCTTTTCTTTATATGTAGAAAATAACGAAGCAACAAATATGAATTTTAATTCAATATGTTTAGTTTATACAATAGGAAGCTATTATAAAGGAGATTAATATGAACGAACCAAAATATGATGAGGATGTAGTAAATCTAGGCTATTTAAAGAAAGCTATTGCTGGTTCAGAAGAAAATATTAATAAAAAATATGAAAATGTAAGTAAACATTATGGTTATAAACCAAATACACCATATTATAAAGGTGATACATGGATTGATGAAAATAATAATGTATATACCTGTATTAATACAAGAGAAGTCGGAAGTTATAATGATTCTGATTGGGTTAGTGAAAGTGGTGCAAAAGAAGAGGCGGAGAGAAAAAATAAAATATTTTTATCTAAACCTATTAATTATGATGCAGGAGATATGTGGATTCTGCAGTCTGATTCAGACCATAAGGCTGGAAAAAAGGGCGAAATATTAATCACTACTGCAGGAAGAAAAGAATATAACGAGAATGATTGGGTTAATATGCTCTCTTATGGAAGCATTGCAAGTATTAATGAAGTAGCTAATAATTTAAATGAAGCTATTAATAGAATTGGTGTAGTAGAAGAAACTATTGAAGATGGAATAATTACTACTTATTATCAAGACACAATTCCAGATAGTAATTGTGTTGGAGATTTATGGTATGTAACTAATGCTGTAGATAATTATATTAAAGGAAAAACATATAGATATGATGGTACAACCTGGAGAATATTAGATGACCCTGAAATAACAGAAGCTTTTGAAAAAGCAAACGAAGCAAAGATTGTAGCAGATGGAAAAATACAAAGTTTTTATTCTGCTACAGAACCAACTCAAAATATGGGATTGGGTGATTTATGGGTAAATACATCTGATAAAAATAAACTATATAGATATAATGGAACTAATTGGGTAGCAGTTTATGATACAAGAATAGATGAAGTAATAAAAGATATTGAAACAACTACAGAACGATTAGTAGAAATATCTACAGATTTAGGGAAAATATCTCAAACTGTAAGTAAGACAACTACAAAAGTAGAAGTATTAGAAGATTCTATAAGGTATTTTAGTACTGATTTAGATATTTATAATGTAACAATTCCAACAAATATTAACAAAAATCCTCTTAAAACAGAGGATTTTTTAATTGGTTTCTATTCATATTTTAAAGGCCAACAAGTAAAACCAGTAGTTAGCTCTAATAGTTCAAATCCTGGAATTACTACTGAAATTTTAGAAGATAAAATAAAATTGTCAGTAAATTCAAATATAGTAATAACAAATTTAAATAATGAATTTGAATTTACATTTGATTATACAGAAGAAAATACAACATATTCAATAAATAAAAGAATAGTTGTAACATTAGCTCTACAAGGAGAAAAAGGTGACACCGGTGACAGGGGG